TCACCTCGCCATGCGACCGCCTAAGCCGTGAACCGGATGATAGCCTGGAGCGATATCTCGCCGGAAATGACGGCCGTCGTCGCGGATGAAGGGGTGTCCGATCCCGACGGAATAGTAGAAGAATCCGTCCGGTCCCCAATAACCGTCATAGAATGGGCCGTAATAATCGTCGTAAAACCCGTCATATCCCCCGGGGCCGATCATCGCCGGCCCCGCCATCGCGACCTGCGGAGGACCGGGCGGAGCGACGTTCCGCAGGCATTCGAACACGACCGCCCGGCCATCCGGGCCGTCCGCGAACCGGACGGTCTGAGGCGCCGCCTGATATTGGGCGCAATAGGCAGCCGCGTTCTGATTGGCCTGAAGCAATTCCTGATCGTTGCGATACTGATAGGTAACGGTCGGATTGCTCGCGTCCAGTAATACGGGAGCCGTGGGCCGAGCCACACAAGACGTTACGATCACACCCGCCAGCATCGCGACGGCATGCGCTCCGGCCTTTCGGCATGATGAAGAATTGGCGATCATCGGGCATGCTCCCCAGGGGTTCCAGCGCTTTGATCTCGCGGCTATCGACGCGGGAAATTCATAGCGTCGAGAGAACCCAAAATTTCACAGGCTGTTCCGCCCTTTCCATATCTCCGGCTGCGAGATCGGCCCCGTGTCAATCTATGTTCAGATTGTAAAAGGAATGCTTGCCGATCGTGACCAAAGGGAGGCGAAGACGGCCCCAGGACAGAGGCCAGGGAAGCGACGCCTGCCTGTAGCTGGTGGCGCCGTAGGTGGGATCGTCAATCAGGCCGCCCAGCGCCCGTACGGCGACGGCGCGGGCGAGGCTGAAGTCCGGATCGCCTTCGTCGACCGCGAGCAGCCCGGCGCGGTTTGGGTTGGCCGGGCTCCAGCAGAGGAACTGCGCTTTGGCCCGGCAGACGCTGATCGCGTCCCGCCCCCACCAGTGTCTGCCGCCATGCTCCCCGCTGACCCGGATGCGGTTCAGCACGACCGCGGCGACCGCGAGCATGCCGGCCTCGCCCTCGCCGCGCGCCTCGCCCCAAAGGGTGCGGGCAAGTATGTCGACAGGATCGGAGACATCGGGTGCGGCCGCGTTCATGACGGACGCCCGCCGCGGAAGATCCGCCAGACGCCGACCAGCCCCATGACGGCGCCGCAGATGGAGGCGATGGCCGCGGCCACGATGTTCACGGTATAGAGAAACTGGGTCCAGAACGGCGTCGTCAGCAGAACGATGCCGCTTGCGGTCTGCATATAGGCGGCAAGCCCGCCGCCAGTCAGCGCTGGGTCGGACATGGGGGCTCCTTTCAGGATGTGTGGAAAAGAAAAAGCCGCCCAAGGGCGGCTTGCGTGGACAAGACGAGCAGGATGCGGCCGAACCGCCCGGGCGGGTCAGGTCTCGATCAGGTTGAAATCGGGGTCGAACGCATATCCGCCGGCGCGAAAAGCCGGCAGCGCGGCGATCAAACGGCAGTCGAGCTCCGGATGGCCGGGCAAGGTCGGCCGCCTGCCGGCCCATTGGAACGAGACCACGCGGCGGCTGGCGCGGTCGAACACCGCGTAGCAGGCCGGCGCCGCAGGTTTTTCGTTCGTCGCGACAATCATCGGAAGAGCGCCTGGGCGCTGCAGCTGCCGCCGTCGAGATGGCCGTTGCTATCGGCGGCGTACTGGATCTCGAAACTGTGCGTGCCGGCCGCCATGTACTCGCCCCAGACGATCGTCGGGTCGACGGCGAAGCTGCCGCCGCCGATGGTCCGCATCGGGGAGCCATCGACCAGCAGCCGCAAGTACCATATTGGCGGAGTGCCGCCGCTGTAATTATGAACGAACCCCGCCACCACCTGCACATAGCCGCTGGCCGGCAGGTACACGTCGAACGGGCTGATCGCGGTCAGCCAGTTGCCGGAACCGGTGCCGTACAGGCTGCTCGACAGCGCGCCGACACCGGCGTTGGTGGAGGTGTTGACGCTGACCCCGGTGGTATCGACCAGCAATGTCGTCGCCGAGGCCGGCCCCACCCAGTTGCCCAGGCCACCCGACGTATTCACCGAACGGACCCAGAAGAAATACCCGGTCCCGTTGGCGAGGCCGCCGGCGGTCCAGTTGGTCGCCTGCGCCACGCCGACGATTGCTGCGTCGGCGAAGGTCGAATCCGGCCCCTGGGCGATCTGGTAGAAAGCGATGTCATTGGCGAGCCCGGCCGTCCAGGTGAGCGCGATGTGCTGGAAGCCCGGAGTTGCCGACAAACCGCCGGGATCGGCCGAGGCGACGCCTTTGCCGACCGTGGAAACGTCGAGCACGTCGGCATAGGCCGAGAAGGACGGGCCGCCCTGGTTGCGGATGGCGCGAACGCGCGCATCGAATGCCGAGCCGGTCGAGAGCGGAACGGGGATGACGCGGTAAGAGGTGGCGGCGGAGCCAACCGTGATGCTGGTCCAGATATTGAGGCCGGCCGGCGACCATTCGACGTCGTAGCTGTCGAACAGCGGGTCCGGGCTCGCGGTCCAGTCGAGCTGCATGTAGGGCTGGATCGTGCCGTCCTGCTGCTGCACGTAGCCCACGCTGATCGTCACGCCCGAGGGCGGCGCGACGTAGGCGCCGACGCCCGACGGGCTGTAGCTGTAGGCGGAGACCGAGCCGAGCTGCTCCTCGCCGCCGCCCCACAAATTGAAGCTGGTCAGCTTCAGGTAGATGGTCTTCCCGACATACAGAGATGGCAGGTCGATCTGCAGAATCGCCGAGTCGAGCCGGCAGAACTCAGAACCCGAGGCGTGCGCGCCGATGGTCGAGCCGTAGGCGCCGCGGCGCAGATAGGTCAGGTTATACTCGGACGCCGCCGTCAGGGTCGCGGCGCCGTATGAGATCAGTTCGCCGTCGACATAGCAGAGGGTCTGGTAGGCATCGGCGTCCGCATTGGTGCCGGACAACAGCGCGCCGTTGCTTTCGGTGAGGTCGACCGAGAGCGTGTCCGTGGCGTCAGGATCGCTGCCGCCCGGCAGGTCGGCGGTCAGCACGCCCTGGCGCGCCGGGCTGGTGATCCGGCCGACGCGCATGTAAGTCGCGTCGTCGGTCGAGAGCCAGACATCCGCGCCTGCCCAGTTCGCGCCGCCGGATGCGCCGATCCACACCTGCGGCACGCCGCCGGTCAGGCCGGGCGGCGGCTCGAAGATCAGCGGCGAATTCACGCTGCCGGGATCGGTGTTGTAATCGGCGATATAGGGAGAGCCGGTTGCGTAGGAATAGAGCGGCGCGCCGCCGGCGCCACCGAGATATTCCTCGGCCGTGACCTTGAGGTTGCCGGTGTCGTCTTCCTCGATCGAGACGATCCGGACCCACTGGTTGAAGAGCCCGAGATAGGAATCGGAGATCTCGACGATATCCATCGGGTCGAGCACGATGTATTTCCAGCCCAGCGTGAACGTATAGACGTTGCGGACGGATTGGCGCTGGACCGTGAGCGTTGCCGACATGGTGGCGGCGGCAAGGTTGCAGAAATAATGCGATTGCCGAGGCTGATCGGCGCGCAGGCCGTAGAGCTGAATCGCGGCCAGGTTCTGCGCCTCCACGACCTCGATATTGTAATAATTGCCGCGGGCGAGCCATTCCAGCTTCACCGAGTTCATCTGGTCCGACGGCCGGGCCCGCGTGCACTGGACCGGGTCACCGGAGCCGGTATCGAGGAAATCGTCATCGTCCAGGCTGAAGAGGCCAGCCGAGGGCGCGGTATAGGTCGCACCGTTGGCGGTGATCGTTTCGTCGCCGTAGGGTACGATGGTGAGGCTGGCGCCTGACCAGACGAACTCGCTGTTGCAATCCTGCACGATCTGGTTGAGCAGCGAGGCGGCATCCTGCTGCTGATCGAACAGCGGCGAGATCACCATCCCGGTGGCGCGGCAATAGGCCGAAAAGACGGACAGGTCGCCCAGATGGGCTGAAGGGAAGCCGACGCCGTAGCGGGCGTTGGTCAGAACGTCGGTGACGACATCCTTCGGATCGGCGTCCGGCAGGCCGGCGATGGCGTTGGGATAAAGGCCGGTGACTTCGTAGCTGAGGTTGGGCAATTGCGCCGAGCTGCCGAGATCATAAGCCGCGGCGTAGACATAGCCGGTTCCGGCATAGGCCAGATCCTGGCCGGGATGGTTGGTGGTGAGATAGCCCCAGGGCGCCTGGGTGAGCGCGCCGGAGGCGAAGGCGAGGTTGGACGACGACCAGGCCTTGGCTGTCTTCGATTCGTAGACGGTCTCGATACTGCCGATCGCGCCCTCGCCCAGCGCAAACAGGAACGACGCCTTGTAATCATAGCTGTCGGTGTTGTTGCCGCCCTTGCCGCCGTTTCCGCCGCCTTTGCCCGAACCGCTCGAGTTTGGCGGGATGGCCTTGAAATCGCCGTACCAGATAAGGTTGCCGACCATGCGGGTGCGGCCATACACGACCGGCACGACGGAACCGTAAACCGAGCTCTGGATCGAAACCCCCGACGCCACGGTGCGCGTGGAGGCCTGGGTGCTGCCTAACAGAAAGCCCATTTATTGCCCCTTTCGTACAGCGGCGTCGCCCCACAGGGTGAAATAGCGGCGGGCGCGGTTCTTCAGGCGGCCGTCCTCGCCGTCATCGAGCGTGACGCCGACATGGACCATGGCATGGATGATGCGCGGCCAGTCGACCACGACCGCGCCGTGCGCGTAGCAGCGGCCCCAGCGATAGAGCACGAAATCGCCTGGTCCCGTCTGCGCCGAAACCTCATGCGCATGCGCCGCGACGTGCTCAAGATACCGTTCGGCGCCGCGGTGCAAATGCCAGTCCGGCGGGTAATGCTCGACCGTCAAAGGCGGAATCAGCCCGGCGGCGGCATAGATTTCCGCCGGCAGCATGGCGCAGTCGACGCCGACGCCCCGGATGCGGCCCGCGTGATGGTAGGGCGTGCGAAGCCAGCGGTGAGCCTCGGCGATCACGGCGGCGCGCTCTTGACGTTCCGTCATGCCGTTCCCCTCCGCACAACAAAAAACCCCGCAGAAGCGGGGTAGGATGCATTTTCACTGACAATCCAATTTCAGCCCACGTTGAAACTCAGAGTTTCAGTGAAACTGAACCGCCCTCATACCGCCGTCTCCGGGACGGGGATGTAGGGGAAGCCTTCGAAGTTCTGCAGGTTGTCGAATTTGGCGCCGCAGGTGCTCTGGGTCTTGTCGCAGCCGGGATAGACCGTAGCGGTGTCGCCGCCGGCGGGAGGCGTTGGCACCGGCGTGGACGGCGCGAGATTGCCGGCGCCGTCATCGTTTTTCAGGCCGAAGGTTTTGCCCGCGAGCGCGCCCGAAGTGAAAACGATCATGCCCAGTGAGGCCCAGCCGGGGCCCTGGCTCAGGTTGGTGACGATGTTCCGCGTCGTCGATCCCGAGCCGACGGACACGGACTGGGCATGAGAAGCCTTGTTTACGCCGCAGCCGGAATCGTACAGCGCGCGGGCGCAGCCGGGCTGGAACACTCGCCACGGCCATTGCAGGTTGAGCAATTCCAGGTGCGTGTTCGCCTTGATCACGGCCTGGCTGCGGCCGAGATCAACCTCGACCACCCGGCCGGCGAAGATGGTGACGAGACCGTTCGACGTGTCGCCGAAACTGGACATGAAGGCGCGATCCAGCTGGATTTCCGCGCCATCGAGGATGCCTTGGACCAGCGCCGGCAGGAACGACTCGCCGTCGATCAGGTCACCGTTGCGGGCGGTGACAGTGATGTCCAGCTCATCGACCGCGACGCCGCGCTCGAACTTGATCTTGCTGCGCTCGAAATAAGGGCCGCTGGCGCTGAACACATTGCCGGTGGCGGCATCGGTGATGTCGATATCGGCCGAGGTGAAGCGGGCGACCGTGCCGTCCTGCAAGGTGAAGGTATAGCAATCCGCCATCCAGAACTGGTTGGAGGCGAGGATAGCCTGCAGGCCGGAGGAAATGGTTTTCATGGGATGAAAGCCTTTGAATTGAACCGCCCGCGGCTGAATGGCCGCTTCAGCGTTTGCCGCCGCCTTTGGCGGCGCGCCCGCTCGCTGCGCTCGTTCAAGACGCCAAGGGACAGCCGAAGGATTGTTTTTTCTTGCGAACGCTCGATCATCTTTCAGGTAGCCGAGATGAGGGTCACACGCGACCTGTTTCCGAGCATCCTGTCCGTCATCGCGGCGCCGCGAGCGCCGCAACGGCCTTCGGGCCATCGACATTTCCTGGACAAATTTATCGTTGCCTGGAATCCTGAGCGATGCTTAAGTTGCCGCTGCAGGCTTGAGATAGGTAAATCATCGAGTGAATCCCCGATAAATGCTGACGATGTGACGAGGGCAGGCCGGCTATCACAAAAATCTTCGGCAAGACAACAAAGACAGAGTAAGGGGCGGCTATGAAGCGTTTCATCGGCCTATTGGCAGCACTCTCAGCGCTCGAACTGTCGGTACCTGCAAAGTCAAACTGCACGACATCAGACATAGCAGGAGTATGGGGAGCCTACATAGGAAGTTATGCCTGCACGGTCACTTTCTATTCCAATGGACAGATATTGCCGGAATATTCTGGTTGCACATATCTGGAGAAAACAGCCGACATATTTGGAAGTGTTGTTGTTGAAAACTCAGTATTGTGCCAGTTTACTGGAACATTGGTTACCGAGAGCCCAGTGGCGGGCGGAGCGACAGGGATTGTATTGCTCACGTTGTCACCTGATAAGTTAACTGCATCAGGAATATGGGGTGTTGAAAATATAAATGCACCCACAACCGCGGTTAGTCTCGTGAGAGTAAAATGAAGGTTTTAGATTTTGTCTCACTCAGGCTGACGTCGTCTTTTTTTTACTAACCGTTTCAAATAATGTAGAGAGGGTAGCTTATCGACCTTAAATCTTCTTGCCGACTCACGGCCAGTTCTTGAGGCTGATCAGGTCGAGCTTCTTCTGTTCCCATATCCGGTTCAGGGTTTTCGAGAAATCATACTGGTCGGCGAGGAAACGGACCGGCCAGAGATAGGCGAAGGAGGCGGTGATCACCGCCGCCGCCGCCGGGGCGGTGGCGAATTGGACGATGCCGGCGGGGAGCAAAGACCAAGAGGTCGTGAGTGCGCCGTTGACGTAGATGTCGATGAAGCCGGAAAGCGGAGAGAGCACCGGTTCGGTAAAGCCGCCGAAACTGCGCACGAACTGGAAATCGGTCTGCGTTCCGTTGCCGATGCCGAGCGGCTGGGCGGTGACTGCGTTATCGTCAGCGTCGTTGAACAGGAACGAGTCATAGGAGCCCTGGCGCGCGAGGAAGAAGCCGGCCAGGGTTCGGAACTCGTTGTTGGCGTCATCGCGCAGGAAGTTGAAGCTGAGCGTCCATTGCCAGCGCGGGTAGGTCCACAGCCCGACGCGGTTCTCGTTGCCTGAAACGGCAGTCTGCGCGAGCGTTTTCCACACCGGCGTGCGGACCACCGGATATTCAAGACCGGCGAGCGACGGAAAGATCTCGCTGCTCATGTGCCTGCTCCGATCATGTAAACGCGCCTTCCCGGTGCGCCTGGCGCAAAGCCGCAACCACCGCGCCTTTGAAGGCGCTGGGCTGAAGCCCGGCGGCGAAGGTGGCGCCGCTGAAATCCGCGTGGATGTTGGCGCCACCGCCGCCGGAACCGGCCAGGTTGCGGATGACGTCAGCATATTGCTGCGGCAGCACCATTTCGCGCTGATGCAGCTGGGTGAGCGGGTTGAGGCCGGAGGGAACGTCAAACCCGCCCGCAGCGGAAGGAATCAGGACTTCCTGGGCGATCACCAGCGCTGACGCGGCGGCGGCCGGAACCGCGGCAAGCGGCCCCAAGACCGGCGAGGCCCAGGCGAATACCGAGGCATAGACCCTGGCCGCGTTGGCGCCGATCTCATCGAGCGCTTTGGCGAAGCTGAAACCGGTGCTGGCCGTCGCCGCCGCGCTGTCCGACGCGGTGCGAGCCGCGTTGCCGACATTGGTGGCGCTGGTCATGGCCAGTTCGGAGGTGATCCAGCTGGTTACTCGTTTCAGCGCCGTGTCGGCGAAATCGGTGACGATCGACTGCCCGATATGGGCCAGCGCCTGGCGCAAATTCTCATGACCCGTGATCACCTGATTGAGCGAGGATTGGAACGCGCTCTCGATCGGCGCGACGATCGCGTTCCAGGCTTGCTCGGAATCCTTCGCCGCCTGCAGGTCGAGCTGAAGCAGCTTGGCGTTGTGCTTTTCTTCAAGGGCGTCCGCCTTTTCCTGCATCTTCTCGCGTGCGTCCGCCTCGTCGGTCATGCATTGCAGCGTCGCGTCGAGCTCGGCGCGGAGCGCCGCATAACGGGCGTTCTCGACCCGGATTTCCTGCTGGATCGCGTCATCCGCCGAGATCTGATGCAAGGCCTTGAGCTGCTCGATCTGGGAGACCTGGGCGGCGAAACTGTCTTCGATCGCCTTGGTGCTGGTCGGCTCCTCGGCCAGCGTGTGGAGCGGCGCATAGGCGCTGAGCGCACTGGCGCGGACGGCATCGAGCCCGGCCTGGATCGCGGCAAGCGACTGGCTGATCTGGTCGCCGGCCTCGTCCATACCGGACTTGAGCGAGTCGGTATCGACCTTGAACCCGACATCGATCTGATTGTCGGCCATGGGCGCCTCCGGGGTGGGTAGCTGGGTTTCTGCGCAGTCGAACCCCCTCGCCCGCTTGCGGGAGAGGGAGGGGCTCGTCGGGCTTTGACGACGGGAGGGTGAGCGCGGCTGTTCTCGCCGCTTCCGCGCAATGTTTTCAAGAGTGTAGTAGAATCAATATGATAATCATATTGAGAGGCATGCGAGCCAACAGCCGCCCTCACCCTCCCGCTTCGCGGGCCCCTCCCTCTCCCACTTCGTGGGCGAGGGGATCATGCCGCGGCGTCTCGCAATGACGATCCTCGCTTGGCTATTTCGGAGCGAAAATTCCGCCGGGGCGTGTTTCGGCGAGCAGGCTGCCGAGATCGGCCTTGCGCCGATCCTCGCCAGTAAAGCCAAAGGCGGCGCGGAGCAGCAGGTGCGCGGGCGGGCATTTACGCCAGTAGGCGGCGAGGTCCACATATTGGACCAGGGTCATCTCGTCGATCTCGGCCCAGCTGTAGCCGCAGGAGGTCGCGATCAGACCGTAGATGTCGCCCCAGGCGAAATCCTCGCCGCGCCGGCTTCCCCCGGCGAGGGCGCTCCGCTCGGTAGACGGGATTCGAGCCCGGAGAGCGCGGCGACCGCCGAAACGGCGGCCTGGAGCTCGGAGATCGTCGGCGACAGATCGTCGAAGGCCGCCCGGGTGAACTCCGGGTCGGCGGTCCGGATCGCGGCGGCGATGATCTCGCCCTGGGCGTCGATCTTGGCCTCGCTGTCGATGCCGAGGTTGAGGAACAGCGGCAGGATGCGCTTCAGGTCACGGAATTTGAGCGGCGCGACGGGGTATTCCCGGCCGGCGAGCGTTACTGTCTGGGGCATGACGATCCTTTGATATTTTTAGCCACAGATTAACACAGATTACACAGATTACAGATTTCAACACGAAGCGCACGAAGATATAAATTATTGCGCTGCGCGCAGCTTTGAAGCCGTAATAATTCTTACATCTGTGTCAATCTGCGTAATCTGTGGCTCACGTCTTCACTCGCTGAGTGACAATGCGCCGATCGCGCCCGAGGCGTCGGCGGCGGCCTGGAAGTCGAATTCGGGGATCATGAAATCCTCGTTCTTGAACGCGAGCGAGAGCTTCGGCGAGACCACCGCGTTGAGGCTCAGGGTCAGGGTTTTGCCCTGATACTGCTCGGACAGAACCAGCTTGAAGGTGGGTTGCGAGCCCATCAGCAGATTGTTGAGAGAGAGCGTGTTCCCGCTGGTGGTCGTATAGCTGTAGGTGAACAGCAGGTTGGCGCCGGCGTCGCCGGCGGCGAAGCTGTAGACACCGGCTGCCACTGTGTACTGCCCGGTTGTCGGCGAGCTGGCGACAGGGGTCAGCATCGCGCCGGTCGCCGCGTAGGCGACGCCAAGATCGGCTGTGAAGGTGGAATGGTTGGCGACCGTCACGGCGCCCGATGTAACTGTGCCGGGTTCGCTGAGCTGGGTCAGGGTGGCGCCGGAGGTTTCGGTCTGGCCGAAGAAGATGTTGTTGAAATTGGCCGCCGCGATCCGGGCGGCCTTGGCCTTGCCGGTGATCTTGAGCCCGCCGCGGGCCAGCGCCGCCGGCGCCTGGAACTGGCCGACGAGCTCCTTGATCGTGAAGCTGAGATCGAGCTGCACCTCCTGCAAGGTGCCGAACTGCGCCGGCGGAGCATTAGCGACATCCGTGCGCTCAGCGATCAGCGCGCCGATGCCGAAGGCATATTGGGTCATGGGGTGAAACTCCTGGGTGGGAAGAAATCAAAAAGAAGTTACGGAACAAGCACATCGACCGGCACGACGGCGTAGGCGTATTCGCCGAGGAGGCCTTCGTCGGTTTCGATGCGGCCGTTGATCGTGACCCGCCTGGCGAGGCCGCCCAGGGTTTGGACCTGGGCGGGGTCTCCGGCGCCGAAGGCGCACTCGATCATGTCCAGCAGCGGGTTGAGCAAAGACGAGGTGGGAAAGGAGCGGTCGCCGGAGTGGACATAGAGGACGACCTCCAGATGCATGTTCCGCTTCAGTGGCTGCATCCCGGTCCACTCGACGGTCTCGCCTTTGTAGATCTGGAACAGGGCCGGGAAATTGCCGGCGCCGACCTCCTGTGGCGGTTTGAGCCTTCGCGCGGCCAGCCGCACCTGGGACAGGCTCTTGACCAGCAGGGCGAACAGGGCGGCCTGGATGGCTTCGCGGTTCATGGGATGAGCGCCTTTGCCGTTGCGTCCGCCAGGATCGATGCGATGTCAGGCGCCAGCGCGGCCAACGCGGATCGGAGATAGGAGTGGGCCGGGTAATCGACCCGGCGACTATAGGCTTTCACCTGCGCTTCGACCGGTCGGATGGCGCGGCCGAACGCCTTCGTCTGCCGCCGGAGATGGGCGCGGACGGTCTCGGTGCCGGTGAAGCCGTATTCCTGGAAGGCGGCGTAAGGTGTGTCGGCGGTGACGGTGGCGAGGATGCCGGCGGAGAGATCGACGCTGGCCCGGAGCGACCGCCGCAGAGCGCCGGTGCGGGCGTTGAGCACTTCGCCAGACAGATTATCCTGGGCGAGCGCGAGCAGGCGGTCGGCGATGTCAGCGGAGGCTGCCGCGGACGCGGCTTCGGCCTTCGGCCCCAGCGAGCGCAACCAGTCGGCGACCGCGCCGGCGTTTTCGAGCGAGGCCGAGATCATGCCAGGTTCGACCGCTGGTAGCGCGCGATCACGCTGGCGACGAACGGGCTGACGTCGCGCTGGACATAGGACGTGGTGGCGATGCCACCCATGCTTTCAGAGACCTTGCCGAGCCGGTCCTTGCCGCGATAACGCAGACCGACCAGCTCCATCACCGCCTCGGCCACGTCGGCCGGCGGAGTGGCGTAGCCGGCGGTGTAAGTAACCGCGACATTGGCCGAGCCGCGGCTGAACCAGTGGGCGTTGAGGCTGATGACACTGCCGTTCAGCACCCAGCCGGCCTGGCCGAAAGACGGCGCGGGCGGGATTGCGATCCCGTCGATCGTGAGCGACGCGAGTGCGATGACCGGGGCGTTGCGCAGGTGCAGGCGGCGGCTGCCCGCGCCGTCGTAAAGCTCGCTGTAAGTCTGCTGCAGGATCGGGCGGGCGCAGGCGGTGGTGAAAAAAGCGCTGGCGGCGGTGATGAGGCGCGCCAGCACGCCGTCGTCGTTCGATTGCAGGTCGCCGCCGAGATAGGCCTTGACGTCGGCGATGAGCACGAGGTCGCCTTGCGCCATATGCGCCTCCTTGAAAAGAAGAAGGACCGGCGAGGCCGCCGGTCCCTGGAGCGATCAGCCGTTGGCGATGTTGGTGATCACGCCCATCGCGAAGGGGGCGTAGACGGCGAGCACTTCCTCGGCATAGACGCCGAACTCGTACGCGCGGGTCTTGAGCGGCCAGTCCATCCGGTAATAGTCGCGGCGGGTCTTTACTTCGGCGACATTGGGCACGTTGCTGGACTGGTATTGCGCCGGCAGGTTCTCGGCCCAGCCCAGGATCGTGCCCGGCGGGACGAACGGGTGAATCTTGACCGGGATCTTGAAGCCGCCGTCGAGCGCGAACGGATTGTAGTAATATTCGACCACGCCGTTGGCGATGATGGCGAACGGATCCTGCCCGTCCGTCGTGAACCGCAGCAGCGGCGTCGAGCTGGCGTTCAGCACCCTGTCGGTGATGTTCCGCTGCTCCTGGCTGTTGACGTAAAGGACGGTGGGGCTGACCTGGTACAGGTCCCACATCTTCTCCAGCATCAGGTCGATCTCGTTCACCGATCCCCGGCCGGAGGAGGTGAGCGAGGTTCCGGTCCCGGCCGTGCCGGTGGCCAGGTAATTGACGTAGGCGCCGGAGCTGGCCTTGAGCGCCGAGGTCAGCAGCCCGTCATAGGCGAGGCCGGGATTGGCCGAACTGTCCACCGTCACCGCAGACGCGGCCTGGTTCGTGGTCGCGAGCGGGGCGGAGAAGCTCGTGCTGTTGATCGTGGTGATCGCCTGCAGCTTCTCAGATCCCGCCGCGCCGGCATACCAGGCGTAGCCGACGGCGCCGGTGGTGGGCGTGACCGAGGCGAACAGGGTCTGCCCAGAGGCGACCGCCTGGGTGGCATTGGCCGACGGGGCGGAGGAGCCGCCGTTCAGGGTGAAGGTGCCGCCATCCGCGCCGGTGATGCTCTTGGCGGTGGCGACGCCCCCGGACAGGCTGGAATTGCGGAAGCCCTCATAGGTGAGCGCGACGACGATCACCGAATAGGTGGCGGCCGCGAGCGTGCCGCCGCTGCCGCTGGCGGACAGCGTGGGCGTGGCGGGCGTGCCAAGCTGCAGCGAGCCGTTGCCGCCGATGAAGGCGTTTTCCTCCTTCAGCATCATTTTCTGCAGAAGCCGCATGGTCGCGGTGGCCTGCACGTCTTCGAAGCCCATCGCCGCGGAAACCGCCTCGAAGGTGACCGAATCCTCCTCGCCGATGGTGGCGAAAGAGGCCGAGCGGGTGGAGGTGTTGTAGCTCATGCGCCCGGAGCGCTGGCCCTCGGGGACCCACCCCATCGCGTCCCAGCCGGAGCCGATGATGGCGTTGACCTGCCGCCAGTTGGTGGCCGTGCCGGTGCCGCCGCCGACCCGCGGCAGCACGTTGCGGATCGGCGTCGCCGCCGGATAGAGATTCTTGGCCGAGGGCTGCAGGTCATACGCGACCAGGCCGGTCGAGGTGGTGATCGCCTTGGCCATGGTCTCGGAGGCGCCGTTGCGCAGCGCGTCCTTGACCAGGGCCAGGGTTTCGGCAGTGGTGTTACCGTTCATGAATGAGGCTCCATCTTGAGGGACAGGGCGCCGTCCGGCGCTCCCTTCGCCTTGCCCAAGGGCGCGTTCGTGCATCCAGCCGGCGGGCTTCACCGGATGGAATTTCGGGTTTGGACTTGGCGACGGGTAGGAAAACGGCCGATCGACCTTAACGGCCGTCATTCCCGCGAAAGCGGGAACCCACGGGGCCGCTTGCTCTGGCAGAGGGATGGGTTCCCGCTTTCGCGGGAATGACAATGTGGGGGGCGGGAAGGACACCGTGAGAGTGAATCACCCGTTCGCGAGCTTCTCGATCTGCTGCAATGTCAGCGGCCGTCTGAGCGCGCGCTTCGTGAGCTCGAGGGGGTCGCGGGTCGGGTGGTCGGCTTCGGTTGGGCCGATGCGGTCGGCGGATTTGGCGATCGGCGTGGCGCGGAGCGCGGCGCGGCGCTGGGCCGGCAGCTCGGTCAGCGCCTTGCGCAGCGCGTCGCGCTCGGCGATCAGGCCGGCGAGCTTGGCCTGGGTGTCGTCGGTACCGTTGGCATCGGCATCGTCATCCTGGTCCAGCGGGCAGCCGTCGCACGACGCGCCGAGCGAGACCGCCTGGTCGTGGATGGCCTGGATCAGCGCCAGGTCGGCGGCGGAGTTGCGGGCGCCGACCTTGCGGATCGGCCCGTCTTCCGCCTTGTACATGGTGAACACGGCCTCGGGGTTGGCCGGGCGGTCGACCAGGCTGATCTCGGACAGCTTGACGCCGGTGATCACGTGCTTCTGGGCCTGGTCGCGGGAGACGACCTGGCCGCCGATCGAGAAACCCTTGTAGACGCCGGACGTCACCTTCTCCCAGGCGACCGGGTCGACGATGCGCGCGGCGAGGTAGAGCCCGCGCTCGTCCAGGTCCGCCTCGGTGGCGATTCCGACGGCCGAGGGCTGGTGCATCTCGCGGATGTTGGCGAAACGCATGTAATCCGGCAGGGCCTTTTCCAGCGCCTCGCGCCGGACGATCTCACCCTGGCTGTCGAGCGCCTCGGTGGAGGCATAGCCGAACACCATGCGCTGGGATTCATCGATCCTGGTGATCTTGGCGAAGAGTTTCATGGGGATTCCTTTGTGGGTAGTGACGGTGTATTATGGCGACGTCGATTTCCTGCTGGACTCCGGGACGGACTAGGACGAGGCTTCGGCGGGGTGTTGAGGATGCTCTTCGACATCGAGGCGCGGCGGCTGGCCGTTTCCTCCCCGAAACAGGGGTCTTCGATTGATGTACCCATCATGAGTGATGACCCTCAGAAAAGAGCGCGGGAACGCGCCGACGAATTCCACATGGCGATGGGGTATTGCATAGCCGAGTGGGCAAATATCGAAGAGCAACTTTTTCGCCTTTGCGAGCTTTGCATAGGAAAACCCGCACAAGCGGCAATAATATACTACCGAACGCCGGGCTTGCGACCAAGATTAGATCTTGCTGCTGAGCTTATAAGATCAATTATACCAAGATTTAACAACGAAGATAACAATAAAAATCATCCAGATTATAAAATCTGGAGCGACATACTTTCGGATATAATTAATAATATTTCCATAAGAAACAGAATAGCGCACTATCCTGTTGAAACAAAATACCCAAACTTCTTTGATCTTGATCCTTTTAATCTTATAACCGGAGGGTTGGGCGGGACAAGACATTTCATCGTCGGACACAAAAAGGAAAATCTTCGTGAAAGATTCTCTGCTAAACCTCCACTGAGTCTATCAGATCTACATAACCACCTTGAAACAACTAAAAATATTGTCTCTAAGTTACAGCAGTTTTACGACGCACTTTTAAAGCACGCTCAATCACCTGCCTAGCCCATATTTCTGCTATTCCCGGGGAAAGGTAGGGTATTTCGCAGTCCAACAGAGCATCTGCCCCAGCAGAAATCATTTCCGCGGTGATTTCAATTTCTTCCAGCGCCGACCTGTCTCCGACATCGCGGCTCAGATGGTTTCGGTCAGTCACGTCCATAATTGGCCCTTGAGATCTTGGCGAAGAGTTTCATGGGGAGTCCTTCGATTTGTAGGATGGGTGGAGCAACAGCGATACCCATCGCGGAGGGTGCAAGTGGTTGGAATGATGGGTATCGCTTCGCTCCACCCATCCTACGATTGAGTTTGAGTGCCGTTCACCACGCTGGCCAAAGTCACCGCGCCGGCGCCGGTGTAGATCAAGGGGGTGTCGCCGCCCTCGATCGGGTCTTCGCCGGCTTCGGCGCGGGCTTCGTTGATGGTCTTGAGGCCGGATTTGACCTTCAGGTCGGTGATCTGGGCCTGGCGCAGCAGGTCCGAGGCTTTTTCGTCGATCCATTCGAATTCGAGGTCCGGCCAGCCGAAATCCTCCTCGATCACCTGGTCGACCAGTCCCTTGATCCACAGCATCACCGGGCCCAGGCCCTCGGAGAGCGCCATTTCCTGCGCGTTGTCGGCGGTGGCGCGGTTCATCGATTTGGTGAAGGGCGACGGCGAGGTGGAGAAGGCGTAGCAGACCACGCGCGCCAGCCACTCGTCGAAATCATCCTTGAGCGGCGGCTCCCGCATCGCCTGGTAGCGGAAATCGGCCGGGACGAAGCGGGCGTGCCGGCGCTCGGCGGTGTTGCCGGTCATCACCGTGTCCCAATAGCGCTGGAACTCGGCGATCTGGTCCATGCTCCAGTTCTGCGGCACGCTGATGATCGCCTCGGGCACGTTGCCTTCGGTGAAATATTGCAGCTGAGACAGCTGCCGGCGGAGCGCGATGTTGACCGTGGTGATCACCTGCTCCACCGGCGAGAAGCCGTAGATCTTGGCGGTGCGCGGGTTGCGCGGCAGATAGATCAGCTCGTCGCGCGTGAAATCGGCCTTCGGCACGCCGTGCAGCACCTGCTGATAGGCCGGGTCCGGCGCCGCCGGCATGCGGCCCTGCTCGTCGATCAGGAGCTTGATCGTGGCGCCGTCAACCGGCTCCAGCGCCTGCAAGGCGCCGCCCTCGCTCCGCGCCTTGTAGAGGGTCGGCGCATCGATGACGAACAGATCTTCGAGCAGCATGCGCAGCCAGGGGCCCCAGCGATGCACGCCGTCCGGCTTGCGGAAGAAGGATTCGATCCGGGTCACGCGCGGGTCCGCGGCCGGGTTCAGGCTGCGCGGGCCGGCCTGGATTTTCGGCCTGATGTTCCAGCGCAGGCGCTCGACTTGATCCTTGCGGGTTTCGATCACCAGGCGCAGCAGATCCCAGCTTTCGGCCAGGCCACGAAGCTGCGCGAAGGAAATGCCTTCCTCGCCGCGCGGCCAATACTGGATATTGAGGCCGGAGGCGTAATCGAACCGCCTGGGCTCGGCGAAGGCCGGCGACGCCGGCGGCAAAGGCTGCAGCGGGCCGAACCAATCGCCCGGCGTGACGCCGCGGATCGCATAACGGACCCCGGCGACCACACGGCCGAGAAAGCTGGGCTGCACGGCCGGCATCAGCGGCGTGATGATTCCTTCAGGCGGCATCGGGCAACCCCACGGCGTTGAAGAAGGAATGGATCTGGATGCGCCGGCCATAGGCGGTGCCGCAGGCGAAGCCGATCAGGTAGCGCGCCGCCGGCGGTTGCCCCACGGCCTGGGCGGCGACGGTGCCGACCAGGGTGGCGGGGCCATCCAGCGCGGCCGCGTAACCCGCGACCGGCGCATCGACCGGGAAGAACAGCACGGCGAGGCTGGCCGGATCGAGCGTGTCGCCGGCATCGAGCGCGGGGCCAAGATCGATCGCGAACACATCGTCCGCCGCGACCGAAAGTGCGGGGAAATCGCGCCCGGCATAGCCGGAGGGAAACACCGGCTGCAACGTGCGCCACTGGCTGAGCGTCAGGGTGGTGGCGATGAAGCCGCCCAGCCCCTCGAACAGGAAGGAGTCCGGGCCATTGCTGCCCAGCCCCAGCGTGATCGGCCATCCGGGCATCGCCGATCCCTCAGGATGCGCGCCGGCGGGAGGCCGGCGCGGTGGCGCTGTCAAGCGTGAAGGTCATCGCCGGGGTGGTTCCGTCAAGCCTAGAGGCGGTGATCGTGGTTCCGCTCTGCGCCACGTTGCCGAGCAGCGCCATGATGCCGTAGAGCAGTTGCGCCATCGTGGCCGGCTGCCCGTTGGCGGCGTAGCTTTCCGTCAGCGCGCCGACGAGCGCGCCGAGCGCGGCTCCTGGCGTGCCGGCCCCGGTGTGAGCCGAGAGCGCCGCATCCAGGATGCCGTCAACGATCTCGGTGAGGGTCGGCCCGTCACCGCCGCCACCGGAACCGAGGCCGTCGCCGAAGCTGCCGGCGGTGGTGAAGGAGGCGGTGAGCGCGTTCCAGGTGAGGCTCGCCGGATCTTCGCCCGTGGCATAGCCGCCGACCGTGACGTTGCCGCCTGAGCTGACCGCGAGGCTGCCGAAATTCGCGGGAAAGGATTGCGTGAGGCTGTAGCCGGTCTTGTCAGAGTTGGTGCCGACCGTCACCCGCCCCGAGGCATCGGTGGCCAGCAGGTGCGACGGGTTGGTGAGAATGGAAGCGGCGAGCGCCGTGACCAGCGCCGTGCTCGAGGTGGTGGTGAGCGTGACGTCGCCGGAGCCATCCCCCAGCGGCAGCCCGCCCGAGGCGCCCGACGCGGCGTCGGGCAGCGCGGAAAGGCCGAGACGCGTGGAATCATAGGGGCTGAAGGCGACCACCTGGGCCGTGACGTCGGCCGGATCGCCGCCCGCGGCCGAGGCGTGCAGGATCAGCATGCCGTTGGTGGTTGCGTCCGCACCCGAGGGGGTGAGCTTGTACCAGCCGTTGGCGATCTCGGCCACGGCGCCCGACGGCGTTACCGGCGCGGCCCCGTTCTTGCTGATGGTGACCGCGGGCGATGCGCCGGTCAGGCCCGAGATGTGATCGGCCGACGACGTCATGAAAAAAATGATCGGCCGCGTGTCGCCGTTCAGGATCAGCTGCATGATGTGGCCTCAAGCGTTGACGGTGCGGGAGCGGGAATAACCGGCGGATGGGGCGGCGCCGGAGAGGGCGGCCTTGCAAAGGCCTGTGTAAGCCGCGCCCAGTCGAGCATGCCCAAAGACCAGCGGATGCACGCCGTCGTAAGTCCATTCGGTCGAGGCACCGAAGGTCAGCGTGAACACTCCGGAGGGGAACAACGATGTGGCGTCGACCACGTAGGTCTTGCTGTCGCCGCTGGCCGTAACAGCCGCCGCGAGTTGCGCCTCGTAGCTGGCTTGAGGCGGTACCACGATGAAGATCAGCGTTGCCGAGCCACAAGCGCTTCGCAGGCTGCCGATCATGGTCTGACAGTCCGCCTGGACGGTCGATCCGCTTACGCTGTTCCTGGCATCATTGCCGCCGTGATGGATGAAGACGTAATCGAAGCCTGAGAGGCTGCGCGACCGCCCGACCGAATACAGTTCGTAGGCAATCATGAACGGCGCGGCGTTGCTGCCGCCAGTGATCGTCCATCCCTGGCCGCCATAGGCGACCTGCGCGTACTCGGCGTTAAACGCCTGGGCCATGATCGGAACCCAACTCTGCGTTGCATCGTCTGAACCGTCCGCGTTGACGTGCTCGCCGGCCGTCATCGAATCGCCGAAATGGATGGACCGCTTAGTCCTCAAGGTCGGGGCAGAAACGGAACCGCCGTTATCGACCGTGATGCCGTTGATCCTGAGAACATTAGTCGGGCTGACCCCGCTCGATCCCCAGACGTCGGCATAGCCGTTGGTCTGAGACGTGGCCTTCAGATAGATTTCAAGCGAATAGATCGTCCCCGTCGACAGTGAAGACGAAATGACGAACGTTGTGGCGCTGGGCGAAAGCTGAGTATCGACGAAAGTCGCGCCGTTGATCGAATACCGGATCGTCGGCATATCGCCTGAGGGAAACGTGCTATTCGTGCTGTTGTCGATACCGAGCGACAGGTTGACCGTGCCGGTGACATTGAACTTGAGGTAGGCTCCCGGTGCCGAGGCCTGCATTGTGTCCGTGTCGACGCCGAACGTGCCGCCGGTCAGATGATCCCAGTTACCCTGAGACCAGAACAGATTGGCGTTGGTGACGTTGAATGTCGTCGACCCGCCTGAACCGGTCGTCGTCATTGTGAGCTGCGACGATGTCGCCGTATTGCTCGCCGAATCCGTGACGATATTGACGTAGTAATACGTCGTCGACGGCGACAGGCCAGTATCGTTCAGCGTTGTGCTGGTTGCGCCCGAAACGGCATTTCCGCCACCCGGGGTGAAGCCGCTCGTGGTCGAGCGATACCATTGATAGCTGTAGGGCGACGTGCCACCGCTCGCGCCTGAATCGATCACCGTTGCCGTCGTGGTGCCGACGCTGCCGATGCTCAGCGTGCCGTTGGCGAGCGACCCGCCGCCGCTGGTGGTAACCGAAAGCTGGGTCGAGTTCGCGGTCGCGCTGGCCGCGTCGGTCGCGATCAGGATGTAGTAGTAGGTCGTCGACGGGCTGAGGCCCGTGTCGTTCAGGGTCAGCGACGTGGCGCCGGAGACCAGGTTTCCGCCGCCTGGCGTGAACCCTGGCGTGGTCGACCGGTACCATTGGTAAGAGTAGGGCTGTGTGCCGCCGGTTGCGCCGGTGTTCGTGACGGTCGCGGCCGTTCCGGTTATACTGGACGAAGATGATGTCCCAGCGGAAAGTATCGTGTCGCCCAGGCTGACATTGTTGATCGTCGCCGAAGTCGCGCCGTCGTTGTTATTATAGAACCCGAAATATCCAGCGGCGGTGATCGAGTTGTCGTTGATGGAGCCCGTCCATGCGCTGGGCTCGCTATTCATGAACTGCCAAATCTTGAAATAGATCGTCGAGCCCCTGATGCGGGCGCGAACGCTGAACATCGCCCCGGCGCCGATGGTCCCGAGACCTGAGGTGGTGTAAGTGCCAAGGTTGGTCGAGGATCCGCTTACGATCTTGTAGAGCGCAAATCCGGCGAGCCCGTTGTCATTCGGGATGATGACATAGGCGTTCTGCAGCCCGGAATCGGCCCTCAGGTAAACGCCGGCGAAGAAATCCTCATAAACGACATCATATCTCACCTCCATGTCCGCAATCGCGGCATTGGCAGTGCAGACAATCTTGATGCCATCCGAGGCGTTCGAAGCCAGGGCATGGGTTGCGCCGGTCACCGGATTGGCGGCGGTGACGGCCCACGTGCCGCTAACGGCTGTCCAGTTCGCCGGCAGCGTGCCCACCGTCGTCGACGCGAAATTCTGCGTATAAAGGATCGTCATTGCCTAACCTTCTCGACCGTGCAAGATCGGCCGGTGTTTAAGGATTTAGGGCGGCGGAAATGTTGGGAACATCAACATTGCGCTGATCATAGTTGGCCCGTGGGGCGCGCCGTCTTCTGGCGAACAAGGTTGTTCGTCGCTCAGTCGAAAAAGAGAAAAACGGAGAGCCGTTCCGCAGTCTACTGACTGAGGATCAATGGGCAGCTATAGACCTGAGAGAGTTCGAAGACCGGCAGTATTAAATTCAGGCGACGACTGCGGGCTTACGGAACAATTGATCCGCCCATCTCTTTGATGCGTCTCGCGCCGGGCATTCTATCAAGCGATACGTGATCGCCGAAATCCCGATCGCCAGGACGATCGAGGCTGCCGCAAAGGTGATCGCCTGCCAGACCGTTCCAATCGCCAGTCTCCGTACCACGAACTGCACAGCCCGCATGATTGGCAGATGCACCAGATAGATCGAGAACGACCACTGGCCGAGCCTATAGAGCGGCCCGGAGGCCAAGATACGTGCCGCCAATCCCTCAGATGACGCCAGCGCCATGATCGCGAAAGGCATCAACCCGACAAGTGTCAGATCGCCGACATCGGCGATCAACGCCATGACAGCGAGCGCTGCGATGACTGCTGGCGCGTGACGGCCAAGCCTGACCGCCCGCCAGCGATATATCAACATCCCGGTTGAGAACTCGGCAAAGCAACGCACCGTCGGCGAAAGCGTGTTGGCAAGCGTGATATCAAGGCTCCAGTGGTGCCGAGCCGCAATCGCGATCAGTCCAAAAGCCGCAGCCGCCAAAGTCGCCAGCGGAAGCAAGATTCGCGAAGGCGCCAGCGTCAGCGCCACCACCAAGGGAAAGGCCAGATTGACCAGCATTTCCGAACTGATCGACCAAGCCGGTCCATTGATCGCATTGAAAAGCGCCGGCACGAAGGGCCAGCGATGTATCAGCGCCATCTCTTCGGTGACCTGTATCGGTGAGTAGGGACTCCCGAACCACCACGCCACGCCGACGCAAATGAGCGTCACAACCCAATTAAGTGGCATCATTCTGCCCGCGCGCTTCGCGATGAAGCGCCAATAGGCATTCTGATCGTACCGGTTGACGAATATTTTTCCGTATGCGTCAGCGAGAACGAAACCACTGAGCAGAAAGAAGAAATCGACGCCGAGGTATCCACGCGAAAGGAACCCGATCGGGTCGTTGATCGGCCCAGGTGAGAGCACGTTCAGATGATAACCGAGCACCCAAAATGCGAACAGGCCTCGCAGCGCGGTGAGTGCCTTGATTTCTTTCATGCGTCGGGCGCCGGGTCCTGAAGGCGGGGTGCGGTTCAGGCTTGTCCCATTTTTCCCGGCGCACGACAATCATTCCGTGCGTCATTCCGTGAACTGGCATCCCAGGAGCTGGGCGGCGCGGGTGCGCCAGGCGGTGAGGGCGGCGTCGAACGGGATCACGGCGGCGAGGGCGGCGTCGGCCGCAAGGCGGGCTTCGCGGGCGGGAAGTTTTTCCGGCGAGAGCCATGTGGCGAGCGCGCGGCGGGTCTCGGGGTGGATGACAGGGAAGTCGGTCAGCAGCACCTGGTCCAACGCGGCCAGTTCCCGCCGGAGGCGTTCCATCTCGGCCCAGGCGCGCCAGTAATCGGCGGCGAGCCGGGCGCCGTCTTCGCGCAGCACCGCCGCCACTGCCGGACTGATCGCGGCGGCGGCATCGGCAGCACGGCTTGCGGCTTCGGCGGCCTGACCGGCAAGCCGGGCGAGCGCCGCCCGGGCCACACCGGCCGAAGCCTCCGCCCGGCCGAGCGCTGCCTCGGCATCGCGGCGCTCGGCAGGGTCACAGGCGGGCGGGTCGCCGACGGGCGGGGAGCCTGACCCGGCAACGGCCCAGGCCTCCAGGGCTTCGGCGCCGGCGGCATCAAGCGCGGCGAGGCGTTGCCGGGCGGCCGGCTCGGCCGCGATCTCGGCTTCGAGCCGGCGGATCGGCCCGGCGAAGACGTCGCGGGCAGCGTTGGCCTCGGCCAGCGCCGCAACGACGCGGGCCAGCGCCGCGCGGGCGGGGGATTCGGCAGGTGCGGCAGCACGCTGAGGTTTGGACATTGCGGATTCCTTTGTTGATATCGATCGGACAGCGACCGCAAGGGCGGTCACCCCAGGACAGGCGCCCTCACCCACCTCGTGGGCGAGGGATTCAGGAGGCGGCGCGGGTGGCGTCGGCACGGTAATAGTCGAGCATTCCGGTGTGCTGCTCGGTCAGCATCAGTTCGGCCACGGCCCAGACCAGCGCGTCCAGCCGGTCCGGCGAGGGGTCGAGGCCGCCGGCGACCCAGTTGCACATCTGATCCTCGAGCTCAGGGAACGCGCCCACATGGCGGACCCTGGCCTGTTCATAGAGCGCGGCGACCGGTTCGGCGCGGAGGCGCTTGCCCTGGCGCGCCGTGACCCGCTTGCACGACACGTTCGGACGCACGGTGCGGAGCGTGAGCTCGATCAGGTCGCCGCCGTTGTTGCCCTCGCCGACGACCCGGTCCGCCTGGTGGCTGTCATAGAGGGCGATGGCGCGGCGGGCCCATTCGCCCGGCGTCATCCGGCCGGAGCCGTCGCGGAGCACATAGACCAGCCCGTCATAGCCGATTCCGGCGACGACGATGCCGGTTTCGTCCGACCCGGCGGAGGAAGTGACCGCAGGGTCGATCGCGACCACCACCCGCTTCAGCTCCGGCACGGGTTCGGCCGGAAGGCGCGCGGCCTCGATGCCGGCGCGGGTCCACAGCGCGCCTTCGGCCTGTTCGAGCAGCTCGGCATGGATCTCCTGCCGGCCGAGCCTGGTGCCTTCGTACCGGGCGACGATGGCCGAATAGAAGCCCGGCGCGAGATTGCCGACATTGGCATAGGTGGACCCTTGCGTGAGCCGCGTGGTCGGCTGGGCGGCCAGGTTGCGGATCAGCGCAATCGGCTTGGGCGTGGTGGTGACGATGACGCGGGGGCGATCGCCGAGCCTGAGCCCCAGCATCATCATGTCCCAGGCCTGCTGCGGGTAACGCCAGGCCGCCAGCTCGTCGGCCCAGGCGAGATCATGCTGGGGGCCACGCAGCCGCTGCGGCTCCTCGGCGGAGAAGCACATCGCGACCGCGCCGTTCGGCCAGACCAGGCGGCGGCGCGAGGGCTGATACTCCGGCGGCTCGGGCGAGATGTTGAGCAGGCCGCTTTCGCCGCCGATCATCACGTCGCGCACATCCGCCGCGGTGGGTCCGATCAGCGCGATTCGGCTGGCGCGGTCGTGCTCGACCGCATCGCGGACGGCCTCGGCGCCGGCGCGGGTCTTGCCGAAGCCGCGGCCGGCGAGCAGCAGCCAGACAAGCCAATCCTTGTCAGCGGGCGGAAGCTGCTCATCGCGCGCCCGCAATCCGCGCCACCGATGGAAGAATTCCCTTTTGGCCTCAAGGTTGAAGAAGGCTTTGGCGACGAGCTTCGTCCGCTTTCTTACGGGCAGCGATGAGATCCAGCTCAGCGGTGATTCGCCGGTCAAGCTCCTGCTCTTCGTCATCTTGGTCTTGAGCTCGATCGGAAGGTTGAACGGGCGGTTGCTGTTGGATTCGGTCACGCGCTGCGCCCTCCATCAGGATCAGTTTGATCATCATCTTCGTGATCAGGACCAGCCCGTCGATCACGCCCTCGTGGCCGGCGAGCAGCCGCGCATAGAGCGGCGACAGCGGCTCGATCGGCTTCTCGGGCTCGCTGGCCTGGCCTTTCGCCTGGCCTTCGGGCTGGATTTCGGCTTTGGCGGCGGATTGCTGGTCTTGTTCGGGCGGCATCATCTCTCCGAGATGCCGCGCGGCCCGCATCAACAGGCCGCGGAGCTCCTGAATCGCCCTTTTGTCTTCGGCCGTCAGCGGCTTGGCCGGGGCCTGCGGCCTGGCTTGCGTGGGCGTCTTGTCCGGACGGGACGGTTTGGACGGGTCGGTCGCGAAACGGCCATTGACCCGGTACCGCTCCCGCTTTTTGGGGAATGGCGTCATGGAAGCCTCGGGATGTTGGGGAGGGTGGGTCGCGCTCAGGAGCCGGGGGGTCCGCCCCACCGCTCTGTCGACCATGCATTACGTGTACCTGAAAGCTTTGCCGTTGTCAAGCGGAAAAATGATTAATCCCACTCATCGTGCATTATATTTCCCAACGATGGCCTGAAGCTCGGCCCATTCCGCGCGCGGCAGCTCGAATTCGTGCTCCGGATTGTACTGGCGCAGGCGCCAGTGGGTCTCGGTCCAGCCGACGAGGCGCTTGATCAGCACGTGGCGGGCGCCGTCCGGCTCCTGCCGGATCAGGATCACGTCGGAATCGCGGCGCGGCGGCAGCGACGGGTGAACGAGCGCGATGTCACCCTGCTCATAGGCCGGGATCATCGACTCGCCGACGACATAGACTCCGTAACCGGAGCGGACGGTCAGGAGGGGATCGGGCCGGCCGACCGACTGGATCGGGTCAGACGACACGACCAGCGCGCCTTCCGCCCCGCCCTGGGCCGCGCCATAGACCGGAAGATCGCGCGGGAGCTGGGCCTGGGCCTGCGGCCGGGACTCCGCCGGCGGCAGTGGCGCCTCGCCGCCGACCAGGCGCTCGACGCCGACGCCGAGCACGGCGGCCAGCGCCTGCAGGGTGGCGTAGCGCGGGCTGGCCACCCGCCCCTCCAATATGTCGCGCACCGCGGTGGGGCCGAGCGATGCGGCCAGCGCGAGGCTGCGGGGATTATACCCCGCCTCGCGCATCAGATGGGTGAGCCGCAAAGCCAGAGAGTCGCTCAT